GTTGTCGCGCGGGCACGAATCGCGGCAATAATCCCGGCGTTCTTTGCGGCCGTATTCCCGACCGTTGCGACGGTCTCAGCCTCAGAGGTGACGACCGCGCCGGCCCGGCTCGCAATGAGTGCCCTGTTGCTCGCGACCAACTGCCGGTTAACTAGCACTTCGGCAATCTTGGTGGGTACGCCCAACAATGCCGCGAGGTTGGCCGCTGCCTGTGCGGCCTTGTACGCAAGGATTCCACCGATCAGGGCAGGCAGGAGCTTGCGCAGTGTCTCGGTGTGGTCCGCGAGGAACCCCAGCACACTAACGGCACCGCCGACAACGTCTTTGAGCCCCGGCATCTTTTGAATGAAGTCACCCACGACCGGCAGCAGCTTGGTCACCGAATCCACCAGCGAGAAAAACTGTTCCTTCAACTTGCCGGTATCAACGTTCTTGATGTTCGCTGCCAGCGACCCCAGCCCGTCACGGATCTTGAGCACCACATCGACAAAGCCAGAGTCCTCCGACTGGCCGAAAATCTTGTTAGTGAAATCGCCGGTGACTAGCAACTTGAAAGTGTTATAGACGCCGACTAGCCCAGCGTGAATGTTGAGTAGGACTCCAACGAGCTTGGAATCCTCAGCCTTGCCAAAGATCTTCTGTGTGTAGTTGCCGGTGGCCAGCACCTCGAACGCGCCTTTGAGGTCCAACAGGTTGGTCCGGATGGCAAGGATCCCCAACACGTAGGGAGAATCCTCCGACAGACCGCCGAGCGCCTTCCCGACCTTTTTGTCAAAATCACCGGTAAGCAACAGGCCCAAGCTCGCGGAGATCTTCGGCGCGAGACCGGAAAGGAACGCGGTAACGGCGGGGCCGTGCTTGGCGGCAATGTCGATGAGCGCCGGGGCGAGGAAGTCGGCAAAGCTCGTGGCGAGGGCGTTAACGATCGGCAGCGTCCCCGAGCCGATCTGGTCTTGCAGTTGGTGATAGGCGGCGGTCGCACGGTCGGCCGGGTCGGCAGCGGCGGCAGCAGCTCCACCGAATTCCTTACCCAGTTCGGCAAGGATGATCTTCTGAGCCTTGAGAACGTTGCCGCTCTCGACCAGCGTCTTAATCTGCTTTTTCTGGTCCTCGGTGAAGGACACGCCGACCTTGGACAGCGCGGTCACGCCGGTGATGGGGTCGTTGAGCGCCTTGCCGAGTTGGATAGCCGAACCCTTGGCATCCTGGCCCAGGGCAACGGACATGTCCGCAAGCAGCCCGGTCGCCCGGTCGAAAACCTGATTTCCCTTGCCTGTCTCGTTCCTGACGTTGGTGAAGGTCAGCAACAGGTTTGCGCCCGACTGAATCGCGTCACCGTCGACACCGGTCTTGAGTTCGATCGCGTCGGACAGGGTGCCGACCTGAGCGGCTGTGACCTTGGCTGCCGCACCCGTCGTCTTGATCACCTGATTGGTGATCTTGGCAATCTTGGTGTGGTCGCGGTAGCCGGTGGTTGCCTCAAGCAAGAAGTTCTTGACCTTGACGCCGGCCACGATGCCCGCGGCGAGTCCAGCAATCTTTTTGACCGAGCCGCCGAACCCCGCTGAGAACCCGTCGCCTGCTTTCTTGCCAGCCTTCGACGTGTTGACCTTGCCGAGGTTCTGCTCGATCTCTTTGCCGGTCTTGGAGGTATCGGCGTGGACCGCAACCCAGATTTCACCGATGGTGCGAGCGGCCACGATTACACCTCCAATCCCAATGCCTGTAGGAGTTCGGCGCGTTCGGGATCCATGGCCTCGATGGGGGCGGGGTCGAAAATCGCGGCGTCAAACCGCTTGCGGTACTCGTCCGGATGCGGGATCTGACCCTCACCACCACCCGCCACAAGGACGGCTACAACGAGTCGTTCATGCCGTGCCCACTCGTCCGCGCGTTCGAGCAGGAGCGCGTAGACGACGGCGCACAGGTTGGCCAGACTCAGGCCACGTGTAGGGCTTCCCGGCGCTGCAACACGGCCACTGCCAGGTCTGCGCGGCCTTTGGATTCCAGGCGTTGCTGTGCCCGCAAGGATGAGCCGTCCGTCAAGTTCACGTCGGTTTTCGGCCGCCCATCCGACGAGCCTAAGGACGGCGCGGTAGGGGTTTGGACGGCCGCCTCGATCAGCTTGAATGCCGTCTCCGAGCGTTCCTCGACCGACTGACGGTGTTGCTTGCCCAAGGCCCAGAACCGCTCGAAGTCGTCGGCGTGGATGACCGTCCGCATGAACGACTTGACGATCGGCCCGGCCTTGGGGTCGTCGGCCTTGAGGTCGGCCTGCATCTCCAGAAAGTCAAGCAGGTCAGCGTCCGTGAGGTCGGGCGACACCCGTAGTTCCTCGCCGAAGTAGTCGAACGTCAACAGCTCATCATCGGCATGGGACTTAGCCCCAACATCAATACGCGCCATCTGCTACGCCCCCAGCCGGCCAACGCCAGCGATGAAGAAATCGAACGGCACGGTCGGGGAAGTCGGAACCTCGAAGTTCAGCTCAAACGGGATGATCGCCTTGTCCGGCGCGCGCTTAAAAGCCGACTTGATCTCGCCGCCGTTGATGACCTGATACCCGAACAGCCGGGTCGTCGCGTCGAGCGATTCCCACCCGACCATGCACCGGATGATCTGCGCCGGGGTCGGCGGGGTGAGCTTGGACAGCAGGGTTGCGGCCGAGCCCGACACGGTGGTCAGGTTGCCGGTTCCGGCGTTCATGGCCCGGCGGTAGTTGTGCGCGGTGAAGTTGGCGAGGCTGAACGCCAGTGACGTGGCCTGCTCGGTCACGGCGTACTGAACGGGGTTGAAGATCTCAGCGACCCGGATCGGCTCAACCGTGGTGGAGAACGAAAATTCCGAGCCGTCCTCGGTCGCACCGAGGTTGACCCAGCCCGCCGGCCACGCGTCGGTAAAGACGCTTCCGGCAACGGTTCCACCGACACCGGCGGCGGGCAGCGCCGTCCCGAGCGGGGCATGGAACAGAAAGCCGGGATCGGTCATCAGCAGAGGTGTAGCGGTCGTGTTGGCCATGACGTACGGCCCTCCTCAGGGCTAAAGGGACTGCGGGCCACATCAGTGGCGGTTGAACTCGTCCACGGTCGGCCGGACGAACGGCCGGGCCGGTTGGTCCTCGGTGCCGAACTCGTGAAACGACATGTAGAAGTGGGCTTGATCCCAGCCGACGCGGAACCCGTTGCCATCCGGATCGGGTTCGGCGTGGATCGATGCGGCCCCAGCTCCGGTGTTCTCCGGTGCGCGCTTCCGCATCCGTTCCGCGGCGGCGTCGGCCACCTCGCGCACGCCGGCCAAGATGCGGGGGTCCTTGCTCAGTGCATCGATCGCGGCTTGGTCAACGGTGATGCGCGTGGCCATCAGGCATCGAGCGGCGGCAGCCCCAGCGACTCCCGGAGATCCTTGTGTGCCTTGGTTCCGACCTTCACCACGTCGCCGGTTTCCAGGTAGCCATGCCGGGCCACGTTGTCGGCGGGCACGGCATCCCCCTTGTTGAAGGCAAGCGCCGTCCCGAAACTGATCGGCTTGGCGGCGACGTACTGCCCGTATTCCTTGCGGTTCGCGGCAATCGCGTCCTCAGCGGTCGCGGGGGAGTTCGCGGCGGCGGCGGCGATCTGCTCCGGCGTCGACTCTGGCACGTTACTAACACGCTCAGGCATGAGGTGTTCCCTTCACTGATTGAGTTCTAGCAAGAGGTCGACAACGAACCGTGCGCGTCCGGTCGGCACGTCGGCGGACGAGATCACCTGTGCGGCAACAGAGTTGGAGATGGTTGCCCCGCCCCACGTGCCCCGAAGATCGCGGGCGACCGAGCGCACAACGGCCGCAATCGCCTTGCAGTCCAGGACTTGCTGTGTCGAACCGCCGAGCCCCCACACGTCGACCTGAACGCGTGCGGTCGCGGTCTCTGGCCGTAGCTCGTCCTCGTCCACAAGGGTCAGGACCAAGAGCGGATAGGTAGGCGTCGCCGGAATCGCGTAGTAGATGCGTTGGGCAACGAGGGCAGTAAGGGTGGTCTGCGCGACAAGAGCGGTCCTGGCCGCGACTACCGGGTCAGGAAGAACGGGGGTCGGCATCGGCTAGCCCCCTGTCACGCGTAAGCAGTACACCTCAACGTGATGAGGGCGGCCACGGTGACGGCGCTGCGCAGGATTCCGGATCACCGAGTAATCGAGGCCCATGAACCGCAGACGATCCGTTGCAAGCACATCAGCATTAGCGGGCAGTGCCGCAAAGTACGTCGACTCAGTGCGCTGTTGACCTACAACGTCTTCCGTCGAGCTGACCTCTTGAAACTCACCCGCGTAGTCGGTCAGGACCCACGAGCTTTCAGGAGCGGTCCAGTCGATGCCCGCGGCACCGTCCGGCCCAACGACGGTCGGCGCGCGAACCACGGTGACCACGTCGCGGAACCGCATCGGCTTAGGCCGCTAGCGGGGCAATGGAAACGGTGAGCGTGGTCAAGGTCAGCGTGTCGCCGGTGTTGACCGTCTTGGACGCGGTCAGGGCAACGCTGTAATAAAACGTTCCGGCGCTGGACGCACTCCAGACGCTGATGTGCGTCACAACCTCGCCGTTGGTCCCGGCCCATGCCGTCCACTGCGTAGTACCGGTCAGCGCCTGCGACCCGGCCGACGCGGCAGCAAAGTTCAACGCCTGCCGGGTCGCGGTCGAGCTGACCGCCGTGGTTCCGGACGCGCCGGGGTCGGCGGTGTGCAACTGCACAAACAGGGTTGTCACGCCCGTAAAGGTCGCGGCCGACGTGCCCCGGAGGACATTAAGCCACGCGTTGACCGTGTTGACGGTGCTGAATCCGACAGTCATCGTGCGTCCTCGTCTGTCTCTTCGGTTGCCTCATCGGCCTTGTTGGCTTGAATGTCTGCCGCCTTGGTGACCTCAGCCTCAGCCGTGACGGTCACTGTCATGACGAGATCGGGCATGGGCGAACCCCTAAGGTCTGTCGGTGGTCGTGGTGTATGGCCGGATCGTGCGTCCGGCAGCCGGCCGAATCGTGCGACCAAGGTTCGGGCGGATGACAACGGACCCGTGTGCGGTGCCAGAGGCAACGAGCGTGCCGACGCCGGAAAGGGTCCCGCCGATAGCGCGCGTGACCGTCGCGGATGCCGTGAGCGCGCCGGTTCCGGCGAGGGACGCAATAGCCACTTTCTCGAGTACGGCAGCGGCTGACCGTGCCCCGGTGCCGGTCAATCCGGCGTCCACGCTCTTGGCACCGGTGGCCGTCGCGGTCAGGGTCCCGGTGCCGGACAGTGCGCCGTCTGCCGAGCCGGTGGCAGCCGTGGTGGCTGAGGCTGTGAGCGCCCCTGTGGCGGCCAGAGAACCGGCGGCCGTCTTACTCCCCACCGCCGACGCGCTGAGCGCTCCTGTGCCCGTCAGTGACGCGTTAGCCGGTGCTGTGCCGGATGCCGTCGCGGTCAGTGCGCCGGTTGCCGTGAGGGCGGCGTCGACAGGCTTGCTTGACGTTCCCGTGGCGGCGAGGGTGCCGGTCCCGGCAAGAGTGGCCGCGCCCGTCTTGGCGTTCGACGCGGCGGCGGTCAGGCTGCCGGTACCGGTCAAGCTCGCGTCGACGCTCTTAGCAACCGTCGCCGTGGCGGCAAGTGTGCCGGTGCCGGACAGTGTCGCATCCGCGCTCTGCACGGCGGCAGTGGTGGCCGACGCGGTGAGGGTGCCGGTGCCCGTCAGAGATGCGTCGGTGCCCTTGGCAACGGTCGCGCTTGCGGCCAGAGTGCCAGTGCCTGACAGTGCGGCGTCGGCCGTCTTTGCGCTGGACACGTCGGCGGTCAGGGAGCCGGTGCCAGACAGTGCCGCGTCGGCCGATGTGCTCGCCACCGTCACGCCAACGTCATAAGCACCGTTGGCGGGCCATCCCAAAGCGCCGGCCGCCGCCCGCAGGAACAGCGGGAACGCACCGACTGCACCCATGAAGGCCGGGTACCACGACGGACTTGGGTCGGTGATGGCGGTACCGCCGGTGGCGAGCACCTCAACGCCGACTAGGCCCATCCAGTCTGAGGGCGAACAGGTCAGGGTGAGGCCGACTGAACCGCCAGCAGCAGTGTCACCGTCTGCGGCGTTCCCCGCCGCCGAGAAGGTGTTGAGGTTGATTAGCCACCGCTGCCCAGTGAATGCGGTGACGCCACTCCCCGACGAACCGAGACCGGCGACGATGTTCCCGGCGGTCGTGCCGGGGATGGTCACCGTACCCGGACTCGTGGTGCTGGACTGGGTAACCCCGGTACCAAATGCGGTTCCGAACGTCGTCCCGGCCCCGGTGAACGATGTTGAGCCTGCTGTCAGGTCGGCCGCCGAAGGGGAGGACATGACGACCGTCTTTGCCCCGCTGCCAACGTTGGCGATGCCAAACGCATGGGTATGGCCACCGCCGCCGCCACCGTTGTCAATCCTCCCCAGGGAGGTCGCCGACGCCCCGCCGACCGTCAGCGTCATCGTCGTACCGCTGTTGCTGTTGCCGCCCCCGGCGATGACTGCCAGCGCTGAGCCGACCCCGGTATGGGTCCACGTCAGGGATACAGCGCCAGTGGCCGAGGTGCCTGCCGATGATGGGCCTACCGCATCGAAGGCTACGGCCATGACAGACCTCCTAGGCGGTCGTCAACGTCCCAGCGACCGCCACGGAGGATCCCGACACGGTGAGAGTGGCCTTGATTCGCCGCCCGGTACCGGGGTACTGGTCGAGGCCCACACGCAGCACGTTCGCGGTGTAGAACCCGCCCGGACCCCTCGGGGGCGGCGGCTGAGGGAGCTGCCCGCCCTCGATGCCCGCGCCTGCGGCCAACGTCCAGGTGGCACCGCCGTCGAGGGACACCATCGCCTCAATCGACAGATGCGTGGCGGGGGTGTCGTTCAGTCCGTTCGTCACGGTTCGGTCAATCGTCAAGGTGATCGAGGTATCCGCGTCCGAGATGGTGGCCGGGCCGAAGTCTCGTGCCCCGATCTGCAAAGTAGTCGTCGGGATCGTCACAGTAGGCATTAGGTCTTTCCCTGGTTCAGGATCTGGACGCTAAACACGTCCACGATGAGCGAGTTTGAAGCGCTCGACGTTCCCCATGTGGCACCGATGCCCCACAGCTTCGCGACGGTGGTGTCAATCGTTGCCGACCGCGCTGCCGCTGTAACCGGACACGGGCTAGCCGCTACCGCCGTCAATGACGTGCCGAGATCGAGAATGCCCGAACCATAAAGCACGCCCGCAGAACCGACCGCAGTGACGATGCCATTCCACTTGTAGTGCCATGGCCACGCGGCGGCAGCCGACCCGGTGGTGATCAGCGCGGACTGCCCGACCGCGACACCGCCCGCGGCACCGGCGGTGGCACCGTAGATCGTGCCGACCTGCAATGTCGGGGTGCCCGTGGTGGAAAACTCGCCGTACGCCTCAATGATGACCTTGCTACCAAGCTTGAGCTCGTTGGCGTAGGACATCGGCAACGGAAGCGGCGAAACGTCCTGATAGGCAGTGAAGGTGTTCTTTGCCGAGCCACGGGCTGCCGGGTGCGGATCGAGTGCGTTATCCCAAGTGTTGTTGCCCATGGCAACCCGCCTTTCAGCAGTGAATACGGGGTGGGTCGGGCCACGGCAATGCAGTGGGGAACGCGCCTTGCGGCTTGCCGAGCGTGGAGCCGCCTGGACCGTTCAACCACACATGCAGCGCGGCCCGCTCGCCATCGGTGAGGTACACGCCGTTGACGGACGGCGGGGTGTTGAAGATCGCGGTGGTTGACCCGGCCGTGTCCTGCTTGAGGCCATCGGGGTTGACGTAGGCGCGTCCGGCCGCACTGAGAGCAACGGACTTGGCGATCGTCGGCCACGGATTTTGATCGCCAACCTCAGCGGTGATGAGTCCTTGCGCCAGGTCCAGCAGCAACAGGTTCGCGGTCGCGGTGTCGAGGTCTTCCTGTAGGAACGAGGCGAACTCTTCCACGGTGGCAATGGCAACCATCGGGGATTCCCCTTCTGTCGTAGGGAAAACCGCCCCCCTGACCCGCACACCCACAAGGGGGCGTCCGCACGCGGCAAGTCAGGGGGGCGGTAGCTCTATCCGTAGAGTTCGCGCAACTCGTTGCGGCTCAGGCCCTTCAACTCGTCGGCCGTCGCCTGCCCGGTCTCGACGGCGTAGGCGGCCCACTCCTCGAACGAGGCGTTACCGGCAGGCTTCTCAACCTGGACCGGTTCAGCCGGCACAACGGCCGATCCGTTGACGGCGGCAACAAAGCCGCCATCGGCCAGACGCTCAACGTCCTTGGGATCGGCGTTGCCGGGGACGGGCTGACCCTCGTACAGATGGATGAGCCCGCCTTCGTTCGTGCGCACGATGGCCAGCGGCACCGCTACGGCGTAACCCATCAGATGGCCGTGATCTTCCACGCCGACGCGGGCTCAAGCACGATGGGCACGGTGACCCGGCGGCAGCGGATCCGCCACTCGTCGGTATCGTCCTTGCGGATCGTCTTGGCCTGGACGCCCACACCGCCGGCCGACGTGTAGCCCGGCCCGCCAAGGTCCTCGTCCGCCATGCCGCCGAGCTGCAGAGAGTCCAATACGTACGCGGTATTGGCGGTCGGGACGTTGGGCGAGGCGAGCCACCGCATGCCGAGGATGGTCGGGAACTCACCGGTCATGGCCGGGTTGGCGGTCGCGGTCTCGCGAGGAACGTAGCCCGCGGCAACGAATGCGACCATCGCGTTGACCCAGTTGATGTCGTCCAGGACGACGGTGTCAGGATCGTAACCCTGATTCAGCGCAATCACGTTTGCCTTGGCGAGGCCAACGTCCTTGAGCATCTGCGCGGCGGTGGCTGTCGACCAGTCGGCAGCGGCGGCAGTGTTCTGGGTGACCGCCGTGGAAATGGCGCTCAGGGCAACAGAGTCCACGTACTTGACGTTCTGGTTGGCAAGCTTGGTCATCGCGCGGTTGACGGGGTCCATGTTGCGCCGGGCAATGGATGCATCGGTGATCAGCGCATCCTGACCCCAGTTGACCGTCTTGGCGAGCGACGCCGGACCGGTGGCCGGGTTGACCAGCGGGTACTCGGCGCCCGGAGTAACGGCGCGCGGGTCCTCACCAGAGAAGATGGACTCACCGGTCTCATACTCGATCGAGCCGCTACCGGTCGCGTTGAAACGCCCTGTCAGCAAGGCATCCGCGATGTATCGCTGTTCGAGCAGGGTGCGCAGACGGCGCGCAATGAGAGTCGGGTTGTTGAGAAACCGACTGATGGTGACGTTATCGCCGCTGATCGTGGGAGCAGCGGGCGGGTAGGTGTAAGGCATGTTGGCGTATCCCCTTACCGCATTAGAACTTCGATGAGGTCGCCATCGGCGGCGGCTGATGTGAGAGCCACGCCCACGAGCTGACCGAACGTTCCGGCACCGATCGCGGCGACCTTGCCGGTTGCGGTGGCGGCGAGGTTGTCCCCCGCGGTGACGGCAGTGGATGCGGTAAGCCGCTGCACACCCCCGTTGAAAAGAGTCACCTTTTCGCCCACGGCCGCGTCGAACGCGGCGACACCGCAGACCTTGACGGACGCGGCACCGGCGGGACCAACGGTGCTAACGCCGTTGACCTCCACCAGCCGGCCTCCGACAACGGCGGTCGTGGCAACAGTCGACGTGAACGACTGGCCAGGCTTGAACAGCGGAACGTAATCGGCCATGGCCTAGACCGCCTTCTCAGCGAACAGCTTGTTGTACAGGGCATCGTCTTCGGCCACGTCCGACAACGAACCCGTGTAGCCGTGGGGGCCGTCGACCGGCACAAGACCGGTAGCGAGCGCGGCAAGCTCGGTCTCAGAACCGGAGTCCTTCTCAAGCTTGTTCAGCCAATCGGCCTTACGTGCAAGGGAGATCCGGCCGTCGCGAATGGCCGCGCTGACGAGGTTTTCGCGGTGCTCGGTGAGCTGTTGCGCTCGCGCGTCCCGGCCCGCCTGTGCGTCGGTGCGGAGCTGATTCAGAACGCCCTCATCGATGGTGACAGTGCCCGGCAGGGACCCGTCCACCTCGTCGGCGTCGTCCTCGGTGTCCTCGGTCTCCGTGGCCTCGTCCGGGTCGGTCTCGGTGTTCGGGTCGGTGTCGTTGTCTGCGGCAACGGTGTCCAGGGCGGCCATAATCGCCGCCTCGTCAGCATCGGCACTAATGCCAAGCCGCTGTCGTACCTTGGCCAACGTGTCAGGCATGGCCGGTCCTTCCTTGTCTGTAACGGAATCCGGCGGCTTGGCCGGAAGATAGGGTGCGGGCGCGTCGGCACGTCCGGCGTACGCAAACACGGACAGGTTGAAGCGGGCTTTGGCCTTGTCGCTTGCCGTCTTGGACGGCTCGACCCGATCGGCCAGACCGGCGGCGACGGCTTCCTTGTCCGAGTACCACGTCTCTGCCTGCATGGCCTCGCGCCAGTCGGAGACGGTCCCGCCGGCCTTGTCCTTGTAGGCGGCGGCAAGGTTGTCCGAGGCGCGGTTGAGGTCGTCGGCCATCGTCTGCATTTCCTTGGCGTTGCCGATGGCAACACCCCACGCGTCATGAATCATCAGCTCTGCTTGACGCGACATGACAACCTCATCCGCGCCCATGGCAACAATCGACGCCGCGGACGCGGCCAGACCGTCAACGAACACAGTCACCTTGGCGTTGTGACGGCGGAGGGCATTCATCATGGCGATGCCCTCGAACACGTTGCCGCCGGGGGAGTTCAGCCGGACGTGAACCTCTGCGGTGTCAACCGCCGACAGGTCCTCGGCAAACGCCTTGGCCGATACGCCGGTGCCGAACCACGGGTCCTCCCCGATCTCGTCATAGAGCAGAATCTCTGTGACAGCAGGGTTTTCGGCCGCATTGCGGATCCGGTACTCACCGCGGCGATTCATCAGAGACGCTGCGCTGGGGAAGAGTCGGGGAGTGCTCATGGTGTCGGTCCTCCGGGCGCTGGATCCTTCGGCGGCAGGCCGAGCTGTTGACGGACCGCTTCCTCAAGGCTCTTGTCAGGCAGGAGAATCCCGGCATCTGTGAGCAGCTTGATAGCGGCGGCGGTTGCTTGCTGTTGGCTACCGATCTCCTGAAAACCGATCACCGGCGCGGGCTCATCGGTGCCCCAATTCCAGTCAACGAGGTCTTCAACGACGTGCTGCGTTGCGGTGTCTGCGATCTGCTGCGCAAGCCCCTGCAACGACAACGTGAAAAAGTCCGCGAACGTCGAACCGAGCGCCCAGCTCCCGGTCTGCGTGCCGAGGTTCAAAAAATGCGCCAAGACGGCGCGGGCAATCTGCTCATCGTGGTAGCGGATGACCGGCAAAGCGTCCGGAATCGCACCCTCAACACCGGCAAGCCGAAGCTTTGCCCCGTTGGGCGTTGCGGCTCCTGCGCCGTCACCGGCACGGACCGACGTAGCGAGCGTGGTTCCGGCGGTGAGGTCGGTTTCACCCTCTGCCGCCTCGTAAATCGGCAAACCGAGCCCATTGCGCTCAATCGACATGGTGTTGATCTGCAAAAGCCGGTCCTTGAGGAGCCAGTTTTTGTATGCCGGGCGCAACAGCGAGACACCCGCCCAGTTGCCGCCCTCGCGCTCGTACACGTAGGCCACGAGCCGCGATACAGGGATCGTGACGGGACCTGCGGTATCGATGTGGCCGTGCTGTTCAATCGACTCAAGCCCGCCGTCGACGGCCACGTTCCACGCGCTGATCGTGCGCGCCGGCCGAAGCGACAACCGGCGTAGATGCACCATGCCGTCAACACCAATGCGCGCCTCTTGCTCGAACAGTGAATGCCCGTAGCGGAGCATCAGCAAGGACAACCGCAGGTGCTCGAACCATGAGAACCGGTCACGCGTTCGCCTGACAGGCTTGGGCTCAGCCCCCTTGATCGGCAGCCCAAGATCGTCACTGACGAGCTGCACAACCTCGTCACGTGCGCCGTTGGGCTCTAGCCACCAGTCGGTACGCAGGATCGGCAGCACCACGGCCCGCAGTACGGAGCGGATCTGGGCATCCTGCCGCCCCATCTGGTCGTACACCTCGACCGACAGCGGCCACCGCAGGTCAGGAACCCGCTCATCCTGCGTACCGGGCGGTGCCCACCACGACACGTAATCGTTCTGATAGCCCTTGGCAACGATCGGGGGCGGAACCTTGTCTGCCACGGGCCACCGCCTCTCAGAAGTGCGTTAGCAGTGCGGGGCTTGATCCCCTGATGGCTACGGGCGAGGGCGGCGGCGGCTTGGGTGCCTCGGGCAACATCGCGGACCAGACGGCCAGCGTTGCCGCCTCCAACGTCGAAATGTCGGCGGTCGAGACCTTCCGTCCCCACGCCCACCGGTCGCCTACAAGCCGCCGTACAGCGCCGTTCACGGCGGTCTCTAGCTCGGGGTACGTCGCGTGCCGGACGCGACCCTGCCGGACGAGGTCCAACAACGAGGCGCAGGCGTCCAGAACGCTGGACGTGTCCAGCGCGGTCACCTCGACCCCGGCGCGCTCGAGGTGCGGGATCAGCGACGCGGCCGGTCCCCTGCGGTCAATCACCACCGGCACGCGGTGTCGGCGCTGCAACTGCGCGGCCCGCTCGACCACCCACGCGGTACCGGGGCCGTGCTGCAACGGCTTGACGTGGACGAGGTCACCCATCCGTCCGGCACCGGTGATGGCGGCGTGCGTCTGGTCCATGGATGCGGCGATGCCCACGGCAACCATCGGGACGCCCTCCGGTGGTGCACCGGCGCACGCTTCCCACTTGCCCGGACCGAAGGCGGCATCTGCCGTGCCGGGCTCGTCCCACCAGCCCAAGAATTCGCGAATGTACTCATCCGGCGGCATCTCGTGGCGGAAGTCCTGCATGCGTTCCGCGGTGATGCGGCGGCCGTAGGCGGGGTTCGCCATCTCCAACAGGTCGAGCCGATCAGCCACGCAACCGAGCACCTTGCCGACCTCATGCGTACAGCCCGGATCGGCACACTCGACCACCGGCGCGGCCCACTCGAACCACGCGGCGCGAGGGGCACCACCGGCCCGGCCACGGTCGCGCACACGGCGCAAAACGTCTGAGTCCACAAAGCCGGCCGACGATGCGTAGCGGACCTGAGCACCCTTGCGCGTGGCGAGGATCGGCATCAACGAGCCGGTCTGCGACGACTGTAAAAACAGTGCTTCATCCCACGTGATCTTGTCCCCGGTGATCCCTCGACCGCCGCCCTTGCTCCGGGCATGGAACTCGATCCGCTCACCGGTGACCAGCTCGATAGCGAGATTGCCGTTGCCACGTGTGACGGCCTTGACCCGCTTGAGGAAATCGTCGTTGCCCTCGATCAACTGCACCATGTGCGTGAACGTCTTTTGCGCCGTCGCGAACAGATGCGCCGTCCATGCGTGCATGGGCTCGCCCAACACGAAAACGTCTGTGAGAGCGGCGATTTCGAGCGTTGCCGTCTTGAGGTTTTGCCGCGGGGCAACGATGCCAACCGAGAAACACGCGGGCCGACCGGGGTCGTTCTCAGCAAAGATCGCGTCCAGGATCATCCGCTGTTCTTCGTCCATGGGCATGCCGAGCTGTTCGCCCACGCCAGCCGCCAGGTCGCCGAAGGTCTGCCGGTAGTCCGGAACCCACATGTACGCGGGCTCACGCACTGGCGCGCCTCGCGGCCAACTCGTCACGGGCGTTGTCCAGCGGCGACGAGTCTTGCGCCACCCCGCTGGTTGCCGATCGCAACGTCGCCTCAAGCTGCTTGACCAACGCGGCCAGTCCAGCGCCGGTATCCCGGCCGCCGTCGACCTTGCGGGCCATCACCAAGGCAGCTCGACCAAGCGGGGTATCTACACGCGCGGTGTCGGTCAGGACAGCGAGCGTCGCGGACTCGACCGCGCCGGCCACCTCGCCAACCTCAGCCGATGTGGGGCCGATGGCAACGACCGTGCCGCTCGCCTCTTCGGCCCGGCGCTTGCGCGACGCCCGCATACCGCAGGTCTTCCCGCAGTACATAGAAGTTCTTGACTTCGCCTCGTACGGGGTGCCGCACACGTTGCACGATCGGCGCATCGCGGCCACCTCCGCACAACGCGAATAGTTGCACCGACAACCCAGAGTCACTAGGGAGTCGCCTCGACTGGCGCGGGGGCCATGGCGCACGCTCAGCGCTAGATTTTTTCGTCGCTCTCGGTGACGAACGACTTAGTTGCTGATGGCAAGATCACCACTCGCGCGAGATCATCTGATGCTTGGCGTTCGTCGCGGCGGCACCGGCCCGACCACCCGTTGCCAGGTTGCACGGCGGACACTCAACGCCTCGGTACTTCGATCGGTCGTTGTCGTCATGACCGAGGTGCCACGGGTTGCCCGGCTTGATCGGCGTACCGCACCGCCAACACTCAGCCGCACCCGCGTCAACCACGCGCTTCCACTTGGCCCGCGCTTGCTGATGCGCCCAGCCGTAGCCGCGTTCCTCGGTGCTGCCTGCCTTGGGCATGAGCAACACCCCCCTTGCAGACCACAACCCCCACCCGTACGGCCTCTGTCTGCGCAACGTACGGATGGGGGTCGTGGGTGTCCAGCGCCAACCGGATCCCGAACCAGCGTGAGTAGCGGCGTGTCGTGTCCGCACTTCCACGCGCTGCGATTTCACCACGCGCTACGGGCCGCCAGCAACCAACACACGGTACTCAGTCAAGGTTCTGACGTGTCGTAAGTTCCACAATCACGTCTGTTGGTGTACCGGCCTGCATCCGCCGATCGAACTCGGTTGCGGTCATGTCATCGTCGGCACGCTCAACGCGGTGCTGTGTGTCGGCCACGTCGTACAAGGTCTCACCGCTGATCGTGCGCCCGTGCTTGCGCACCAGTCCGCGTGATCCCCACACGCGGATGACGGTGGGCTTCACCCCGAACCGCTCGCCCAGCTCCACGGCGGTGAGGCTCGTGGCATGCGCACGGTAGGCCACGCCGACGGCGTAGTGGTACTGGTCCGCCGTCATCTCCCGATGGCAGGGCTTGCAGCGGTAGGTGTCCTGTGCGCCCTGTGCCGTGGTGGTCCGTACCATCCGCGTGCCGCACTGCACACACGGTGCCCCCCGCTCCTCCCGGATCCCGTCCCGCAGTACGTCCTCAAGGTGCGCCCGGCACTGCCTCAGCTCCCGTGCGAACTCCCCAAAGTCGGGCTCCCACTGATCGGCCATGTAGCCGAGCTGGGTGTTGAGGTACGCCCATGCCGAGGGCAACGACAGTGCGGCCTCGGTGTCGTGGACGAGGTAGTCACGCCAGACCTGCTCCCACGTTCCGAGCACCCACAGCGGGTGCATCTCGTCGCGAGCGTCGGCAAGGTAGTCCGCCGGCACCCGCCCGAACATCGCGGCGGTAGCCGTGTTGCGCCACGCCTCAGGGTCGGCCGCGGGGCCAAGCAACATCATCGCCTCGGAGTCCACGCCCCGCAGGACGGCTTCCTCAGGCAGGGCGTCGCACAGGTCACCGATTGCCCGCAGATCGTTGCGCGTGGCATCCACGCACCCGGCGCACACCAGCACGGCGGGATGGGTCCGGCCACACACGATGCAGTGCGGGCGCTCGCACGGCAGGCAGCCCACGTCCCCGTCACACTCGCACGGGTCCAGGTGCCGACCGGTCAGGACACGGGGCAGCTCGGAGGACACCCATCGGCATGCGGTCATTGTGAAACTCCCCTGTCTCAGAACGGCGGATCTACGGGCAGCGGTTCGGGTAGTCGGTTGACCGAGGGGGCGTGCGGCAGTGTGACGCCCCCGCACACATGGGCGGCCAGTACGTCATAGCGGGTACCCGCCGGTGCCCCCTCGATCTGCCAGCGGTCGCGGACCTGCAACTCCAGCCGGCCGATCCCGACGTGCAGCGCGTACGTCGTCCGGCCGCTCAACAGCGCCAGCACCTCACCCATCGGGGCCAGCGGCAACGGGTCCACCATGGCCACCCACGCACAGCGGTCGTTGTCGAGCCCAACCAAGATCGAGCACGGACAGTAGCGGCAGCGGGTGACCCGCGCACGCCGGCCAACCCGGTCATTGCCCATGGCCCCGATGGTCTGAAGGTGCCTCACCAACCACTCCGGCATCGTGGTCAAAGGCGTGTCGCCGGGCAAGACGTACCAACTATGTAGGTATAGGCGTGTAGAGAATATGAGTCAGAGCTAATGTCAATGCCCTCTCTTTCGTACGTGCTACGCGTACCTACCTACTTAGTTGGTACGTTTTCGGGATTGGGGGTGGGTGTACCTACATTTCTGGTAAGGCCGCGATGGCGTCGGCGTTGATGCCATCAGCAACCGAGTACAGCCACTTGGTACCGGTGCCGCCGAGCGATTCCTCACGGCACGTCAGAATCCTGAGGATGTGCAACGCCTGTAACTGTCTGTCGACCGTGGCACGGGGTTTCCCGAGCCGCTTGCGAACGTCGCTGACGGTTGAGCCCGGATGCGCGGCCACGTCATCGAGAATGTCCAGACGGAGCGGTGGCATCGAGTCGCGGGCACATCTGATGGCCAACCGCAACGCCTGCCCCCGGTCCATGCCCACGGCAACCGCACCGCGGACAACCTGTGTGAGCTGTTTGGCAAACCGGGTGGGCATCTCCGGGGCGTGCGCGTCGATGACGTCACCCTTGTAGTCGTACTCCACGCCGGTGCGGGCGCGCGTGACAAGATTGGCGGCGGCCAGCAGTGTCCGGACCTCCTCACGGGTCACCAGCACCCCGGCACCGTCGACCACACCCGCCAGGACGCCCGCCACCGCCCCCGACAGCTCCGCACGCATCTCCACCTCATGACCGGTGTTCCAAATCGCCTGTTCGCCCGCCTCCTCACGGTGCAGGTTCGAGTCCACCCGGAGCAGGATGAACCGGTCACCCATCGACGCAATCACGTCATGCGCCCGGTCCCACGCGGTCGTGACGGCCCCGACCACCGCAATCCGCCCGCGCCACTCCAACGTCTGCCCGCCATCGGTGCCGACGTTGCGGGACCACCGGCCGTCATGCATCTCCCGGAGCGCGGCCAGCAGCATCCCCCGGCTGGTCCGCTCCATCGACAGGATGGAGGTCACGTCCTTGATGACCAGAACACCCCGGTCCCCGAGCTGCCGCAACAGTCCGCCGGTGGCCTCTTTCGACCGGTCCTTACGCGACGTTGCCGACAGCAACGCACCCTCGGAGGAAATCGCGCTGACCACGAGCGCGCCGACGCCGTCGAGCGCCTGGACGGTCTCCGTCTTGGCGTTTCCCGATCCCGAGATCAGCAGCAGCCACAGCGGGTCCCCGTCGAGCCGTTCGGCCGCCGCCGTGGCGAGGACCGCGTCCAGGGCATCAGTCTCGAAATCCTTGCCGAGCCACCGCATGAACACGGTGTGCGCCTCGTCCCGGCTCATCGGTACGACGGTCGGCAGCGTCGGCGCGGTGGGCAACAACTTCGGCTCGATCCGCTGAGGTTCCGCCATCGGGTCAACCTCGCGCGCCGGCCGGGACTGTGTGGACTGTTGTTCGGGCGGTGAGCCGTAGCCCTTCCCTCGCAGATCCCGCGCCGCCGCGCTGTAGTCGCCGCCGTTGTGCAACAGCGTGTACGCCGCGAACTTGCTATAGGGGCGTTCGGTCTCGAACTCGGTTGAGGAGCTGAACACGTACAGGTTGTCAGCGTCGTTACGGCCGGTGGTCGCGCTGATTCCGTCCCGCGGGTTCTTGCCCGGCCGCACCCACGCCCAACAGTTGCCCCCGAACGACCGGACCCGCGTCCAGCCACTCAGAATGTCGTCCCACGAGGCGCGCTCGTTGTAGTCGTCGCCGGGTCGTACGATTCCGGCGCTCGCAGTGGCGTCGATATAGGAAGATACGCGCGGAGTCACGTCGACGGACGGCATGGCGTCGAACATCGCCGCCACCACGTGCAGGGCGTCCCGTTCGGCCACGGTGATCACCGGCACGGACTCCGGACCGCCCATCAGCCGCACCCACGGTTTACCGGTCGCGTGCGTGCGCCCGGCGGACGGGGCGACGACCACAAAGCCGCCCTCGCCGCGTGTCTCCAACAGCACCTTGACGCGGTCCTTGCTGTTGGCCTCCAATTCGTCCGCGGTAGCCGGCCGACGCGCGAGCTTCAGATTGGGCCGTGCCTGCCCGTCGACGCGGAACAACCAGTGCAACCCGCCGGACGGTGACTGTTCGAGGTAGCCGCGATTGAGGCGGTCCCACAGATGGCCAAAGCCGTTGGCCACCAGCGCGGCACGGAACGCGGGCAACGTGTACTCCACCGCCCGCCCCTCGACCTCCAACAGCTCGAGGCCGCCGGACACTGCACCGCAGACGATCCCGAGCCCGTCATACGCGCCGAACTCGAACCAGTAAATCAACGCCTCATCGTCGGCGCGCTCGGTCTGGTACTGCTTCCACGCCACCGCCGGTGCCTTGGTGCCGTCCGCCGCCACCGGGATCACCGAGAAACCGGCCGCCGCCCACGCCCTTGCGGCCTCTAACAGGTCCATACGAACCCCTCTCGCGCTTAGGGCTCGGAGCCGCCAGACCACGACAGAGCGGGCGCGATTTCAGGTCGCGTCGGTTGACGTGCGGTACGGCTCCGAGCGGTCTAGGGGGTCAGGCCTGATAGTTCGGGAACACGGCCCGCGGATCGAGCCCGGCCGCCTTCAACGCGGCAATGGCCTCAGCGGTGGGCTCGTTGGCAACCGGAGCGGTCGGGGCAGCAACCGGAGCGGCGGCGGGTGTCGGTGCGGGGCTCTGTGCGGGGCTCTGTGCGCCCGGCTCAGGCATCGGCGCGGCCTGGACGGGCGCGGGTGCCGTCGTACCGCCCTGCGAGCGCTGAGCGGCTGCCATCTCTTCCGGCGTGGCCTCACGCATACCCGGCGGCACAACGGGGACCGCGGATGGTCCAGAGCCCTGAATGTAGGCGGCGGTGTCGGCCGCGCGGGGGTCGGCCATTGGAGCAGGCGCGCCGGCCGAACCGTTGGACGTGCCGGGAACGGGCGTGGTGGGTGGGTAGTAGCGCGCCTCGTACACCTTGGCCGGGGTCGCGCCTTGCCCCTGCTCCTCACCGACCCACGCGACGAACAGTTGCCCCCGCGCCTCAAGCCCGGTGGCACCCGAGGCGATCACGGCATCACGAACGGCGTCCTTGAGCCGCTTGCCCTCGACATACAGACGGCGGATGCCGTCGTCTTCTGCGTCGGTGCGCTGGTCGGTCTGTACGTCGACCAACAGCCCGTAAATCGGGTCCCCGGACTTGGGAAAGGTTTTGGGCTTACCGGTGCCGTATTCAGTCTCCTGCCTTGCGGTTGGCTTGGCGACGAGTGCGCCGCCGACCCATACCCGGAACTGGTCAAGCTTGAGGGTCGGGAAGCCGCCGCCGCCCATCAGTACGTCGTTCGCGTCGGGTCGGTGCTGTTGGTGAGTCTCGGTCATGTGCGGATCTCCTGTAGGACTAGGCGGGGATGAGGGAGAGGATCGGGTCGACTCGTTGGGGTCGGCTCTCGTGTCCGGGGCATCCGGCCGTCAGGTCGGTGCTGTGAGCAAGGAAGTACGGGCACCGGTGGCAGTAGGCGTCAGCGGTGGCAAGATGTGTGAGCGCGCCAGCACCGAGCGCCTGTGTCGCCAGCGCAATCCCGGTAGCGCGTTCGATGGCCTCCAGCGCCACCTGTTCGTCATACGGCTCATGCCAGACGTACGTCTCGGCTAGTTCGCCGTTGCGGGGCAGGAACACCACCATCACGTGATCCACCGGCAGCCCGCGCGCCCGCCACCCGCGGCCGTACAGATGCGCCTGTGCGCGGTACTGATGGCCGGGACCGAGGCGGCGGTACTTGGCGAGCTGTGACGGCCCGACCGACTTCCAATCGACCACGGTGGCGGTGGCCCGGTCGTACACGTCGCAGGACCCGTCAATGTCGCGTCCGAGGATCTGCCCGACCGTCACGCGCTGTTCGGTGTAGTACCGCTCCTGACCGGACCGGGTCCGTAGCTCGAAGTTCATGTTCGCAGCGTCCAGCACGCCCTCTAGCCAACTGTGGAGGGCGGTGCCCACGGTCGCTTTCCAGTTCGGCTCGCCCGGCCGCTCCCCCTTGCCGAGCATCTTGTAGCCGATCCGGCGCGCGCACGGGTCGCCCAGCTCCGAGGGACCAATTGCCTTCTGCAACGACCGCGGATGGTTGGTGATGGCGTCGGTGATCAGGTGCAACAGGTGCTCAGCGGTGTGCGCCGGGTCCTGACCGCGTTGGTTGAGGTGCGCCGGCAGAGCGTCGTACGCCATCACCGCACCCCGAATACGACGATTGCCGCAATCCACAGGGCGTTGATGAGCACGGCAACGGCCGCCGTCTCGGGCTTGATCGGCTTCCGCGGCTGGCCTACGCACGCAACGGTGATGATGGCCCCCAACAGGAACCACACGGCGAGGACCCACAAGAACCAGCTCACGACTCGCCCCCCTGCATGCGCATCATCTCCGCGATGATCTGCAACGCCTGCCGCTCGGTGAACCCCTCCGAGGTGAGGGCAATGAACATCTCGCGGAACGCGTGCGCCAACGCGCGGGAATCGGCAGACGGCTCGATCGGTACGCCCATCACGCGTCCACCCACTCAAGCTCGGTGCCGCCGCCGTGGCCGTGCACGCTCATAGCCGCCGAGACCGATCCCCAGACGACCGTAGACGGGTTGACGCCCAACCACCGGATGACGACCGCGCCATCGGGGAACTGAACGCCGAGGGCAACAATCCCGGTACCGGATACGCCGCTCACGTCGACGTGCCGACGCAACCTGAAACGCCTCACGAGTCATCACCCGGCCAACACCCGGCGGTCGTGCACACGCTGTGCCGCTGACCGCAGTGGTAGTGCCAACCACTGACATCACACCCATGCACCCCGCAGTGCCCGGACGGCATCACACCGACCCTGCCCACCGCGTGACCGCACACCCGGCACACCTTCCGCGGCTCAGCCGTTGCTACTGCTGTTGCTGTCGGCATCCCTGATCAGCTCCCTCATTCGTCGTTCTGCGCGGTCCCGGTCGGCCTTGACGGCGGCGCACAGGTTGCACCGGCAATAGGCATCGGTGTAGCCCGAATACGTGCCGTGGGTAATGCCGTGGGCAACGTATTTGCGGGGGTCGTCGGCGTCGCGCTGCCGGGCGGACGCCTGCCGCCGCTTGTCCCGCATGTATTGGCGTTTCGCACGCCGGCACACCTGGCACCGACACCCGTTGGTGTAGCGGCTGTAGCCGTGCCCGGCGGTCTCGTCCACTACTTCACGCTGACCCGTGCGTCGCCGCTGCCGGGCTCCATAACCAGCTCAAGCAGTGCGGGCGGCAGGAAGTTTTTGACTTTCTTGGCGTCGAACCCATCGGCCTTGCAGAGTGCGCGCTGTTCGTCGTTCAGCAGCTCCACGGCCTTGGCCACGTTGAACGACCGGTTGGGCGGCGTCACCGTGACGGCCACACCACAGGGGGCCTTGTGTGCGCCCTCACCGAGTGCCCGGAACCGCGTTTTGATGGCGCTCATCTCGCCCTGGACTTCCGACAGGAACTCGTCCAGTTCCATGTAGCGCTGTGCGTCGGCGTCGAAGTCGTCTTGTGTATAAGGCATACGGGTTCCTCGTCTCTGAGCGTTGAGCAGTACGTCTCGGATCGCGCGCACGGCCGCTAGCTGCTCATCCGTGGGAGTCATGCGGCGGTCTCCTCACTCGTGCGGGTGATGCCCAGCGCGGCCGACAGCACGGCGCGGGCAAGGACAGGCGGAATCGCGTTCGCCACTTGCTGAAACTGGTCAGTCCGGAAGCCGGCCCACGGGTACTCGGCCGGGAACGTCTGCAACCGGGCGGCCTCGTCCAGCAGTACGCGGGTGCCGCTGCCGTCGTTGCGGAACCGGGTCCACGACCGCGCCTTGCCGGTAATCGACCATGAAGGCAATGCGGCTTTACGCAGGTCCCGACCGCGGTATGTCTGGCCGCCGATCGTGACGCGGTCGTGCCGGTCGGCCTTGCGGGGGAAGCCGATCAGGTCGGACGGGTTCCACCCCAACGCGTCGGTCATGCTCACCCAACAGAGCAGGTCGGGATCGAGGCGGTATTGGTCGCGACGGTGAAAGCGGCTGTGTGTCGGCGCGGGCATAGCGGCCGGGCCGTCGAGCCGGGCCACGAGAATGGCCCGCCGCCGTGTCTGCGGTACGCCATACGCCTCCGCGTCAAGGTTGCCGTAAGCAATCGAGTACCCCATCCGGTTGAGGTATCCGGCCATCAGCCGCCACACCGGAAGCACTTGCGCAACCTGCTCAAGGGCGATCCACCGATACGGACGCCCGGCCCAGTGCGCCTCAAGCACCCACCGCAACGGCTCCAAAACAAGGCCGGTGCGCTCATCACTGAACCCGTCATAGTTCAGCCGGCCGACGCGGGACAGCTCGACCGACGCCGACCAGATGGCGTGTAGCTCACCGTGTGCGCTCTTGAGCCCGGACACCGCGAACGTCTGGCACGGCGGCGACGCAATCAGCCCCTCAGCCTCGGGGAAGTCGCCGGGACCCACATGCCGCACGTCATGGTGAATGGTCTTGAACCCGGCCGCACAGGAGGTGTCAACCGCGTTGGCGTCCAGCTCGATCCCTACCGACTCGATCCCCAAGGCGGCCTCGCCGCCGCCCCAGCCGCGGGCACCGGAGAACAGGTCAACGGCATGCACGGTCATGAGGCACCGCCCACGTGTCGCGCCGTCGAGCACAACGGCAGCGCGGCAGCCTTTTCCCGTTCGGCCATCGAACCGGTTCCGTACCAACACGTTCCCCACCGCGGTTGCCGACTGCAACGGATGCACGTCGGGTAGCCCTCATTGGGTGAGGAATAGACCGGCAGGATGTGCGCGACGACGCCGGTGGGCAGGTAGACGCGGGTTTCCCCCTGTGCCGTCATGGTGTCTTCACCGCCGGGGCGACCATTCCCGAGCCCGGACACGGCATCCGGCGACCCTTGCCAACGACCTTGTTGTGGTCCCGGAAAACCTCGGTGCCGTCAGCGGCACGGATGACCCCGAACTCTCTATCTGCAAGGCACTTGGGGCAGGACGCGAACCGGATGGAGACCGCCGGCCGACGCTTGGATTCGTTCATCTGACGCGCCGGTTGCTCCGGAACCTCGATCGGCAACGGGTCCTGTGGAATGTCATCGTGCCGCCGCTTGATCCGCTCGTAGTCCTTGTCCTGAGGCGTCATGCGGCATCACGCCAACTACGCACGAGCTGATTAGCTCGCAGTACGACGCGTTCGGCCGACAGTGGCCGGTTGTCCAGAAGGGCGCACCGGCGTACGGACCGGTGCAGCGTCGCCAACGCCAGATGCGGTGCCCCGTCAACGATCTGCTGCACGGCTGTCCTGACCGCGTAGTGCTGGCACTGCCCGGCGAGCATGATGCTGTCGGAACTGACGACCTCAACGGGGGTTGCCGGGGGCAAGGTGTGAACGGTCATCAGTCGTCCCACGTCCCGTGAGCCGCGCACGCCGGGTCCGTGGCCGTCAGGTGGAGGGTGTCGTACTCCTGCCCGCCCCACTCACACGTGCACGTCACGATCGGCGCGCGCAGGGCGTCCGAGCACATCGCGTAACCCTCGAAGCAGGAGGGCTCGCCGCATGCCGAGCACACCAACAGCGTCATACGTCCTCCCCCAAGATGGCCTCTACGTCCATGGGACCGCCCGGCAGCTCGACCACATCCGGTGCCAGCGGCAACAGACGGGAGGTCGGGACCCGCAGTGTCAGCTTGACCACGTCGCACCCCTCTTTGGGTGGGCTCGGATACCGCTGTGTCACCCGTACGGCCTTAAGGCCGGTGATCACCACGTCGCCGTTGGTGTAGCGGTCAAACTCGGGCTCGATCTGAACCCAGAACGTCACGTCACGCGTGGTCATGCCGCCACCGACTCGCCGCGCTGTGCACGTACCGCCGCTTCCGCCCGGACGCGTTCCTTGGCGGTCATGCCGCCCCAGACGCCGCGCCGTTCGCTTGCCGGTAGCCCCCACTCGCACGCCAACGCGTACGCCCGGCAGGAGCGGATTACGGGGCAGGTTCGGCAATAGCTCTTGGCCTCGGTGTACTTGCCGCCCATCTGCGGGCTGAGGTGCCACAGGTCCGCATCCATCTGTGCACACAGGGCGTAGGACTGCCACGCGTAGTCGTCGGCGCTCATGACGCGGCCTCGTCCGGGGTGACGGGGTCGCCCCACTCGTCGGGGTCGTCGCGGTGAGCTTGGTAGTACTCCGCATGCGTCGGCATCGTCCTTTGGGTGCCGGTGGCAACGGTCGTGGTCAACGGTTCCGACCCGCCGCCGTAGCCGGCCGAGTTCAACAGCGCGGCGAACGTCCAGCCGTCCACGATCACGTAGCCGTTGCCCGCCGACGCGTGCCCGCGGCGCTTCATCCACACCGCCCCGAGGTTCGCGCCGTCGTTCTCTGCCTCGAGGTTCGCCTCGTCCAGGTGTGCGGCGAGCGCGGCCGTCTTGGTGGCCTTGGCCTCGATCACCACACCGGGAATCCCGGCAATGTCGCCCCGGTCCTTGTTGCCGGACAGGGTGCGGCGTTCGACGTACGGCCATCCGCACGACTTCAGAAACGACACGATTTCGGATTCCCACGCGGTGCCGCGCTGTTTCGATGGGTTACTCACGGGCGGACTCCCCTTGTTTTAGGCGTGTTTGAGCCCCTCGCCGGTCTTGCGTTACGGCGGCAACGGTCGGACACCCGCCCCATGGGGGGTGATTCCGGCGAGCGGGCGTCGGACGTGCTCAGTCCCGACGACCGGCGAGGGGGGGGGTTCTGGTGGGGACCAGCCGGCATAAGTTGCCGGGGTCAACAGACGGCGCTAGGACGCCTTGCGTTTACGGCGCTCACGACCGTCAGCGGTCGGCGCAACGTGCTGGGATTCGATGTAGTCGGACAGGTCCGACGGGGTGAAGTAGACGATGCTGCCGCGCCGTGTGAAGCCGATCTGACCTGAGGCCCTGAGGCGCTGCAAGGTCCGGACCGAACAGCCGAGTACGACGGCGGCTTCCGCAAACGTCTTGAGGTCCGGACTGCGGGTCATCGGCGGTCCCTCCCTTAGCGGTGGTTCGGGGCGTGTTGGTGCTAGACATTGCGGTCTCTGTCTGCCCCTGTCCACCACGCCCGACCCTCAGAGTCGCTTTGGCACTGAGAGTCCGAGGTTGACGCTGTCTGTCCACTAGGGTCCACAGCGCTTGCCCCGCTCGACCCGGCATCGGGGCTACCGTGGGGACGACCCGGCTCCTGACAGGACAGGTCACAACGAGCGAAATCGCCAGACGTTACGGCCATGGCCGAACTTTCACGAAACCGATGGAATCCGGATGCCTTCGGCAACGTCAGCCACGCTCAAACATCACAGACGCGTCACCGGACCCCTGATAATCGATCGTTCGAAATTGACGACTCTGTCGGCCTAGACCTGTCACTGTCCGTCGCTCTAGGGTTCTGCTCATGGCCTCACGGGGGGGCCACCAGCGGACACCAACACGGATGACGGCTGGGGACACGACATGCAGCCGGGAACGCGCCTAGCCCCCGCCCGATCCCACGTGGTGCACGTCTGAGTACGCCAACTTCTGGGGAGTTTTGACGCTATGCGCGTTCAGTTGGGGCACACGCCGGATAGACCGGTGCAACTTTTGCACACCGGTGCCGGGCCGGTACTTGTGCTGTGTGAGGGAATGCGCGTCAGTGCGGAGGTGGTACGGCGGCTGGACGACCTACTCCGGACGTACGAGCCGCACGCACCGCACACGCCGCGCATGTTCCGGTACGCCGCCGCCGCCGAGGCATTGGGCGTCAGCCCGCAGTGGCTGAAAACGCGGATCAAGAACAATGAGATTCCCTACCACCGGGTCGGCACGTACGTGCGGTTCACGGCCGAAGACATAGAGACGATTCGAGACAGCATGCGCCGAGGCCCCGCCGCCGGCCGAACCAAACAGGGGGGCACCTGATGCCCGCCAAGCCACCCGAGGAGCGCCCGGCCGCACCCGCCAAGCGACCGAGCACCCCAACCACTCAAGGATCAGCGACCCGACCTCAGCGCATCACGGTCCGGACCCGTTGGTCCGAACACGATCACTTGTTCCGAGTATGTCTGGAGGTTCCGGCGCATCAGGTGCGGGTGTTCCTGACCCACCGGCAGGCGTTCGACCACGCCCAGGCGGTTATCACCGCCGCCCACCGCGCCCACTATGACGCGCTGATGCTGCACCAGTTCGCCGGGAAATTTCACGTGCCGGTGGCAACGGTGTCCAACGTGATCCGCGAGGCCCGCAAGCACCGGCCGCCGCTGGCTGAGGTGAACACCGACCCGTTGCGGTTCGACTCCGGCGTGGACGGCAAGTCCGGCCGCGGGTACGTCGCGGTGTCGGTCGGTGTGGAACGGGTCGCCCGCTGGAACGTCAACGAGGCCGACGCCTACGCCCGCACCGTGATCGGCATGACCGAGCGGGCCGACAACGAGACGGCGACCTTCAAGACGCTGACCACGTGGGGTGCGGAGGAACAGCGGGTACGGACCGCCCTTGCCGAGATGCACGCCCCGCACGAGTTCTAGGGGACGACATGGTGATTCGAATGCGGCCGGGAACCCCGCTGTTGGTCGTCGCGTGGTTCGAGGTGGCCGTAGCAGTGAAGGCCGTTACCGACGTAGAGCCACGGTCGGCCGCCGTCGCGTTGGGGTACGCCGTACTTGATCGGGTGTTGTCCGCCCTCCTGGACCGTTGGAAAGGACCTAGACGATGACCATTGCCCCCAGCAATCGCGCCGAGTCGAGCGCGCCGGCCGAATCGGTGGTAACCAAGTTGGTGGCCCGCCGGAAGGCCCTCGGTCTACGGCAATGCGACGTGGCCGCGCGGATGCACGTCGGTCAGTCGGCAGTGTGCCAGTTCGAGCGGACCCAGAATCCGTACATGTCCACGCTGATGCGCTATGCCGATGCGGTCGGGGTGTCGGTGTCGGTCGAGCTGCACGCGCCGGACCGTGTCGACAGGGACGACGGAGACGAGACATGACGCGGCGGCACATGTGGGCGTCACTGCGGGAGCAGCACCTCAGCACCTCGGAGCAGTGGGCGGCGTACGCGCGGGCCAGGGCCACCCTGGACGCCTGTTGGATCATCTTGTGCCGCGAGGGACTGTGCGTGTGGTGGGTGAGTCCGGACAGCTCCCACCGCGACTACGTCAGCGGCGTCGGGCCGGTCGACTGCCCGTGCAAGCGGAACGACCCATGAACGAGATGTACCGCAAGGCCACCGGCCGCGCCCACCTTCCCGACCCCTACCTGCCCGAACCGATCCACGATTGGGTACACGACCCGTGGGGGTGGACGGTCTACACCACGTGCGGCCTTGTGCTGCGTCGGAGTCAACCGGTGGACGGTGCCCCGGACCTGTGCCGGAAGTGCCGTCAGCGGGCCACACAACGCGCCGCACAGGGCACGGTGGGGACATGAGTCACGCAATGGGCGTGCTGTGCGAGACGCACGGGTGGGTGATGGCGCGGGACGACTGCCCCGAGTGCGACGACCGGCAACGGCACGGCTACACGTTCGCCCCCTGCGATGAGCGATGCCCCGAAAACCTCGGGTACGACACCGGGGTTACCACCTAGACGCGGCGGGGCGGCGACCCTGCGCACACACCCCACGTGTGCGCCCAACCCCTCGGGTTGCCGTCCCGTCGCCCACAAAACGGAACCCCCGCGAATCTCCGGCGATACCACCCTCAGCCGTTGAGAATCGCGGGGGTTCCTTATCCCCTTGTCACGGGCGCGTCCAGCTTAGTCGAGCGTCGGCGCGTTCCCGACCACCGGCGGCGGGTTGTCCTCGTCGGCCGCATACCAGCACCAGTTGAACCCGCCGACCGCGTAGCGGCCGTCCGCGTCCGGCTCGATCCGTTCCGGCGTGTACCCCTCCGGGTCCTCGTCGCGATAGTGGTGCTCGGTGTGTAGCAACACGTCGCCATCCCACGTGAACGTGTTGTCTTCCTTGACCCACTCGGCAATGCGCTCGACTTCCGCACGGTCGAACGCCGGTGCGCCCAACCACCCGTTCCACCGCAACGCCGGGTCGTACGTCGCCCGGAACACTGTGAGTTCGTCAATGCGCACGTTGCCCGTTATGGTGCTCATGCCTTGACCTCCAACCACGTCTCGCCCTCGGAGACCTTGACCGAGCCCACCGCGCTCGCCGCCGTCCAGTAGTTATCCCGCGCGGCCTTGTCGGCAAACGTGTAGACGCGCGTTCCCCGGTCGGCACAGTCGAACATCTGCGACACATACAGCTCGTCAGACGCGGTCAGCGCGCAACTCGTGGTGGGTGCGGACGGCTGAGCCGTGGTGCTCCCGGATGACGACGCGGCCTTGTCGTTCCCCCCACAGCCGCCCACGGTCAGTACGACGGCGGCGGCTAGTACTGCGGTGATCTTCCTCATTTTTCCTCGTCCCCCTCTTGGTGTTGCACTACACGTCGACCGGCGGCCGACATGGATAGAAACGTCCCCCGGATGTACTCCCCCGTTGGCGTGTAGGCGTGCCAGTACATCCCCCGCTGACGTACCGACCCGAGCCGCTTGCCGCCGCGATAGACGGCGTACCCGTCACCGGTGGCGGCGTAGCTCAGGCGGTCGTCGTTCATGACTTGGCCGCTCGACGGGTGACGGTGGACACAACGTCAAAGCCGCTAGGAGTAGCGGGTTCGACGGTCCACGCGATGCGCACCGGAATCAATTCGGTGCCGACCCGGCTCATTGTGTCGCCCAACTCATCAGCGAATCGGGCAACGTAGGCCTCAGCGGCGCGTCTCGTGTACCGGTGGGCCACAATCTCGGTACGGACCGGGTTCAACAACGCCGCGTTCTGGTGTGCGTACTCGCTCAACGCCGCCTCGATAATGTCGGCGAGCGAATCACCCCTGAGGGCGGCAATCGCCTTGGCGGGCAAGTAGGGATCGTCAGAGATCCGCACGGATCGCACCGGGGTCACCCCCTTACCCGTTGGCGCGGCCATCACCAACCACCCTGTGCGGTCAGCGCGTCGGCAGCCTCAGCCTCGGTGTCGTACAAGCCCGACACGGGCTCGCCGGACTGGTCCGCGATGTACCACGAACCGAGCCGGGCACTCTCAGCCACGTGGTAGACGGGCTCAACCGGTACATCTTCGGGGAACGCGGGGTCAACCGGCGGGTGCATGGCGTTGACGGCCTCTTGGGCTTCTGCGTTGTACGGGTTTGCGAGGTCGGTAGGTGAGAAGCGGTGGGATGCTGGTGTGGTGTCGTTCATGGTCTCGTCCCCTCGGTTGGTGATGGGGACCAACCTAGCACGAGTTGTAATACAACTCAAGCCCGCCGGCACAGGCGAAAGACCTCAGTTCAGGTACGGCCAGATGCGCTCTGCAATGTCCTCGTCGGGCTCCTCGGTCAGGTAGTAAACGAGGTCGTCAACAACCTCAGAACAACCTCGCCGGTGGCTCGCTACGTCAAGGTAGATCAGCGTCCCCCTGACGTGAGTGCGGATCAGGTGGGGATTGACGGCGCGGCCACGACTTGCGTACAGGCTCACAAGGAACGCTGTGCCCGCGTCAATCAGATGCTCGATGCTCGATTCCTTTGCCATGCTGCCATCGTGACCCGGTGCGTACTACGGGCACTAGGGGGCCAATTCTGGCCGGGGCATGGCGAACCCCCCGGCGGCCGTGAGGAGGTGGCGCGCCGAGGGGTTCGGTTCGGGTCCGGAATCAGCGCCGGGCGTTGCGCCACTCGTCCGGCAGATGCCCCCCGGCCGACAGCAGGCGGTCAAGCTCAGCGGCCTTTCCCATGGCCGTGAGTGCGGCGTGATCCTTACCCATCGTTGATTCCGCGTCCTCGTAGGCCTGCTGTGCCTTGCGGAAGTCGGTCAGCAACTCGTTGGTGTCACCCGGTAGTTGGTCACTCAGATTCATCTCGTCCCCCTTGTGTGCTTGAAAAACGGAACCCCCCGGACCCGCCTCACTTCGGGCTACCCGAGGGGTTCCGCCGCCCCGCCGTCAGAAACGGGGCTTTGCCGTGCCGGGCCGTGTGCAGGAGGCAAACAGGTCCCACGGTCCGGACCGGCCGTCTACTTGGGCGTTACGTCCCACATGCGTTCGCCGGGCAGGTCGTCAGGACCGTTACCCGATGGGCCAACCGGATCGTTGGTGACCCGCAGTCCGGCGAACCGGCGGGTCATCGCGGCGGCGTACTTTTCGGCCCGTACCGCGTCGGCCTTGTAGTCGGCAATGACGTGCTCACCGAACCAGACGCGCACACGCCGGTCTGTCGGTACTTGGGCGGTCACGGCGCTCACTCGCCCACCCCTGCGCACTCTGCCACCCCGTGAGTGGCAGATGCGGACACGTGCCACTCAACATCAGGGTCAATCCACTGAACGTGTGCGCCGCCGGGTCCACCCCACCCCCAGTCAGTCATGTTCTGTTCTAGCTCCTCCATCGAGGCGTACCACCCCACGGGAGCAGGGCGGCCGGGGCAATGGACCGTCAATCCGGCACCGTTCCACTTGGTGCCCTCAGCAACGGTCTCCGAGCCAACCCGAACCCAGAACCGCCGAGGCGGCACCTGTAACTCTCCGACCGCTGTGTCTGTCACGGTGTGTCCTTCCGGTTGTCCCCGAGTCTCACCGCCCGTTACTGCGGGTGGTCGAACTACCACCGTATTCAACCTGTAAAGACAGGTCAAGGCGAAACGGCATACCTGTTAAGACAGGTGCCCGGCCCGCGTGCGCCTATACCATGAGGGCCATGTCCCTCACGCTGACACCTGACGTGCTCGACAAGAACATGCCGGGCACTTCCATGGCGAGCCAGCTAGCCAACCACCTCCGGCAGGCGCTCGCGGACCATGACCTAGAGCCGGGTGCCTTTTTCCCCAGCGAGGAACAGCTATCAAAGGCGGTTGGGCTCAGCCGGCCGACCGTGCGTGAGTCGTTGCGGGAGCTTGAGCTAGAGGGCCTGATTGTGCGGCGGATGGGGGCACGGACCCGCGTGGCGATCCCGCCGCCGGTGCGCTACTACGACGTTCTGCGGTATGCACGGGCGAGTGAGGCACTGGACCGGGGCGAGACGCCACCGGCGTCGTTTGTGGAGGACTTCGGTGCTGAGGATGAGGACTACACCATCGAGCCCCGCGAGATCACCAAAGAACCCGCCTCGCCCCAAGACGCCGAATACCTGCGGGTCCGGCGCGGCACGCCGATTCTCCGGCGGCGGATGGTGCAGAACCTCAGCGGCGACCCGATCCAAATCCACCGGCAGGCGATGATTCACAAACAGGTCAAGGACAGCGACCTAGCCCTGCGGATCGATCGGGCCGGGATCCTCGCCGAGCTGTGGGCGGCCGGGATCAGGCCAACGCACTATGCCGAGTGGTGGAAGCCGCGGAACCCCAACCGGACAGAACGTGAACTGCTGGGGCTCCGCGTCAGCATTTCGTGCTGGGAGGGCGTCCGGGTGTTCTACGTGGCCGACGATCCCGACAGAGACAACACCGACGACCTCACGCCGGTGCAAGTGTCCAAGATCATCACGCCGGGCAACCGGATGACCCTGCACGTCAGCGGCCGTCTGACACCGCATCCTGCTCCGGGAGCGGAAACATCTGCTGACTAAGGCGGCTGGCCTCACGGGTGTGCGAGCGGGCTTGGTTCACGGCTTCACCGACAATGCCCGCGTTGCGGATGAGCCGATGCAATTCGGACGTGGTGGCGTCGCTCGGTTCCTTGTTCAACAGGTCTGTGAGATCGGTGTACCAACTGAACAGGTCCGGAAATACATCGCGCAGGTTCCTGGCGGCGGCTCTCACCTCAGCGGCCATGTTCGGGGACTGGCGGTCGGCAATACGGGCGGCGTTGTGTGCGGCGTGGCTGTCCATACCACGAGCCTAATACACCTGTCCTGACAGGTCACGGACAGCAGAAACCCCCGGCGGGGGACGAGCCGCACCGGGGGTTCCGTATGAACTCTAGCTGTTATTCGGATTCGAACGTCATAGCCGTCAGGGAATCGGCAACCACCCACCGACCGGCGTAGGAAAACCGGGTCGTGCCATCGGACAGGCGTTGCGCCCGGAGCCAGTTACCCCACCACGAAACCCTTCCCTCAACGACGCCGCCGGGGATGTGTTCGGCCTCGGTGTCGTCGGTCATTTCGCCGCCCCCGGCAACGGCTTAAGCGGAACGATCAGCACCGCCTGAGTCGGTTGGACCATGTCCCGTACGAGCGCCTGAGCCTCGTTGGCGTCGCGCCACGTCAGCGGCGGGTCGGCTGCGTAAACCTCGATAGGTTCGTCTGTGCCGTCGTCATCATCCGGCGGCATGACCGCCAGTACGTAGCGGTTGGCCATGGTCCTGACCTCTCGGTTGAGCCTGTCGGCGTGTCGTTCTGATCACGATTCTAGACCCTGATTTGTGTACCCATCGCGTACCCATGGCATCGTAGTCTCAGAGTCGAAATGACACGCTGTGACGGTCCCTGGCGGTCTCTGACGCTCAGCCCGTTACTTTGTGCTGGTCAGAGAGGGGTATCCCACGATGCGGAGCATCTAGACCCATGAGCCCCTGACCTGCCGTTTCTCGGTCACCACAGGCCAAAAGTACCCGAGACATGCCCATCGTTTGTGCGTAGGGTGCCAGTCAGCACCTGTAAAGACAGGTTGCACACCGCATCGAGGGGACGAGACCTCATGGCAGTCATCATCACCATGACCGGCAAACCACGCACCAACCCGAGGACCGGCAAGCCCGTGCCGCCGGCCAAGTCGTACAAGGTCCGTTGGTACTACCCCGTGCCGGACGGCAAGGCCGAGGAACAGACCGTCACGTGGAAGAACTACGGCGACGCCAAGATCCTCAAGGGGATCATCGAGGCGAGGGGCGGCCGAGTCCGGAAGACCGATCCCGATGTGCTTGACCACTCGATCGTCACCGGCCGCGCGACGCGCGAGGACACCAAGCCGTTTGGCCCGACCGTGGCTGAGGTCATTGACGAGCTGATCGCGCAGAAGGTGAAGGACGGGCGCAAGGCGTCGACGGTCAACACCTACGGGTGCGGCAACCGCGCCGGACTACTGCGAGAGCAGTGGGGAACCGAGTACGTGTCGCAGATTGACGAGGACAAGGCGCGGGGGTTGCTCAGCCACATCATCGGCATTGGCATGGACCACCGCGCGCCGGTTCAGTTCGCTAACGCCGTCATGAACTTTGCGGTGCTCAAGCAGTACGCAACCCTCAACCCGATCAAGCTGCTGACAATGCCCAAGCGGCTGACCTTCCGCCCGCGGTTCCTTGCTCAGGATGAGTTCGAGCTAATGCTGTCGCTCGTTGACGAGGGTGACGAATTTTGGCTGCTCATGGTCACCGCGTGGGAATCCGGACTGAGGCTTGGTGAGTTGCTGGGGCTAGAGCGCGATGACCTCACCATCGTCAACGGCACCGCGTACATCACCGTGAGTCGGACCACGACCGAGGACACCAAGGGAAGCGTGACTACGTGGCTGCCGAAGAACGGTAAGGATCGGGTGGTGACGATCCCGGTCGACCTGGCCGAACAACTGCTAGCGCCCGGCCGCCATTCACAGCGAATCTTTCCGGCGCTGCGGAACCCCCGGAACTACAGCCGCAAAAAGGCCGTCAACACCCGCTATAACCGGATCGTGGAGCTTGCGCGGGCTGGGGTGCCGGTGCTCGGTCCGGACGGTACGCCGGTGCTCAACGCGGACGGTACGCCCAAGGTTCGGCGGCTGACCGGCAAGCCGCCGCGCTTCCATGACTTGCGGCACTCCCACGCATCGAATCAGCTAGCCGAGAGCGTAGACATGTACGTCCTCAGCAAGCGGCTTGGACACTCGTCCATTCAGATCACCGTTGACGTGTATGGGCACCTTGGCAAAAAGGCTGAGGATGCTCAGTTGCGAGCCATCGCCGCGCACCGCGTACCAAGCAAGAGGCTCGGAAATCAGGTGCGGCTAATTTCCGTCGCTGCTTAATTTCCTATTGTCAAGGGCACCTCCCTTCCCGGTTTCTCATCAATCGGTTGAGGGGGGTGCCTTTTTGGGTACGGTCTGGTTAGATCTGCAAGCAGTCGCACGGGGGGCGACTGCAACCGTTAGGTCGTTGGCTGTGCATGGGATCAGGCGAGCCTCATGCACAGCTCACGGCCGCTGACAGCACCGAGAGGGGTAGGAAAGGGCAATGGCTCAAAGGGTCAGAGTTGACAACGTGTGCGATGCGCACGACAAGGCAGGCAAGGAAGTAGCAGGAGAAACCGTCATTGTCGGCGTTGACGGCGTCTGGTACGCCATCGAGGCATGCAAGACGCACACGACCAAGGACATAAACCCTGTCCGCAAGATGTGTGAGGAGCTAGGCCGACCGATCGAGGGCAGTGCCCGCACCCTGAAATCCTTACTCAAGCTGGCAAACGAGGGCGTGGGCACCGCATCGGTTCACGCCTTGCCGACCGCGAAATTAGTTCCAGTCGCTCAGCCGGCCGAACCCGCAAAGGTTGCTGCGAGCAACGGCAAGGGCGCTGGCAGGGGTAAGGGCGGCGGCAAGGGCGGCAAGGTCAGCGCCAAGCCCCGGCGGCATCACTGCCTAGTGGGTGAGTGCCCGGCGGACTTCACCAGTACAACCGGGATGTTGCTGCACATGGGCACCAAGCACGGAATATCCGGGGGTATGGGCGACATTTTCGGGCTCGATTGCCCGTTGTGCGGCTCGCATGCGGACGGCGGCAAGCTCGGTGTTCACCTGCAACGCCGACACAAGGGCATGACGGTCACCGAGGCCATGACCAAGGCACGCGACAGCGGCGACAAGCACGGCATTGCCGGACCCGTCTTCGCCAAGCTCGCGGCGGCGGCGTGACCCTCGTAGCCGAACACCCCGACCGGATCCCCTGCCGCTGCGTGGAGGATGCCGAGGGCAACCTGATTCCGACCGCTGAGTGTGAGCTGCACTGGCATCAGGTCATTGACGGCGGGGACGCTCCCCCGGCGTGGCTGTTCCCATGAGCAGGCTGGAGCCGCGCCGCCCGACGCTGGAGGAGTTCGCCCAGTATCTGGAGACCGAGGCCGAGCGGCTACGGGACAACCGGTGGAAGATCCACGGCGGCACCCGTCACCGCTACGACCTCGACCACTGGGCGGACGCACTGAAGTGGGCTGCAAGAAAAGCCCGGACACAAGCCGGGGGGCAGTCCGAAACTTGAGGTAGTAGCACCACTAACCGAGAGATGAGGCAGAGATGAGCAAGCGCGTTAAGGGTGTTGAGTGGACGTGTCGTAGGGGGCAGTCATGGCGCGTCATGTAACGGCCGCCCCGTTGTGGCCGAAGGCCGAGCCTGACCCACGGCTGAATCTCGGCAAGCTCGCGCAACTGTCCCCGTCCACCACGGAACGCATCATCGGGGACATGAAAGCTGACCAGTCCGCCTACCTACAGCGAATTGATCAGGAGCGGTTCCACACCGTTCCGGCGGCAAGGCACAGCCGGAAGCCGACGACGGTCATCGGTCGGAACGGACACATGCACTTGGGCTTCCCCCAAGCCGGTCCGGCGGTCGCACAGGCGGCAGCTCCCGCGCCGGCACAGCCCGAACCGGTCATCACGCCCGCTGTGCGCCCGTCTGAGGACGTTCTAGCCGATGTACACCCGCTGGTCCGGGCCGACGTGCTGAGGCGCTGTGCGGGCGATCTGCGACGTGTGGAGGTTCGGAGCCCTACGCAGGTCATCGTCCACAACCGGCCATGCGCGGCGTGAGCGAATTCCGCGGTCGACTGTCGCGGTTGCTGGGGGACAAGACACACCCCCGGCACCGCGCGGCCGTCCCGCCCGCACTAGCCCTCGTACCGTCGCCGCCTCAGAGTCCCCGGTACGAGATCCACGTCAACGCCCTGATGCAGTTCTGGCGGGCTGAAGTTGATGACGAGATCGGCGGGTTCTGCGTGGTCGTAAACCGGGAGGGAACACCAGCCACGGGCAATCCGTCCTTGGGGAACTTTATGCACGAGCAGCACGCACACCACATGGCCGACATTCACAACGACTGGTTAGCCCGGCAGGTGGGCCGCAAGTGAGGAACCGATGAGCGAGATCACATGGCCGGAGGTGGCACTAGCAGCGATCGTCTGCGCGGGCACCCTCGGTGGGCTCTTGATCGGCGCGTGGATCGGGCGGGGGCGGAAGTAGCCGTGAAGCTCAGGAACCGGGTTCACGATTGGTGGCACCTAGAGCGACCTGCGTTGGTGTGCCGCCTGTTCGGGCACGAGACGCGGACGATTGAACGGAAGTTCGGCGGCGAGATCCTGTGCGGGCGTTGCCGTGCGCAGATCGGGCGTTGGTCGCAATGAGCGAGGTACGACCTCACCACGGCTGGGTAGTCCGCAAGGACGGCACCCGTACTGACGTGCGCTACGTCCCGACCGGCAACCCCGTAGTGTTCCTTGCCGTCAGCATCGATGGGGAGCCGATCGAGATCTACCTAGACGAATCACTCCGGGTTGACGTGATCGGCCCCGGCCAGAGCATCGAGGTCGCCGTTGTGCCGCGCAAGGGGCCTGACAGCTAGACCGCGTTGCGGGTCGTGCCTCTGCTAGGGCGCGAACCCAACGCACAGAACCGCCCCACCCCCGGAAGCCGGGAAGGTGGGGCGGTCTCTTGTGCTCCGCATGCGCTGCGGGCTTCAACGTATCAGGCGGCGTCAGGCAGCCTGTCTGAGGTGAACGAGGGAGCGGGGAGCGGTGAGGTCTGCGTCCGTTGGAAGAACCCCACCACGACCGTGACGAGGGCAATGGCGGCGGCGGTGGTTGCCGTGGACAGCTCGAGTCCATACCCGGCCACGAGCGCGAACACGGCGTTAGCGAGACCGACAATGACGGCAAGCATGGTGTTCGCGGTGACCCAGGCGATATAGACGCCGAACACGGCCGATACCACGGCCATGATGAGCCCGACCTTTTCGCCGGTCAGCCCGAATGCGGAGTTAGACACCGCCAGCGCCAACAGGGCTTGGATCAGTCCGGACCACGCGGCGGGCTCGCGTCCGAGGATGCGTCCGGCCCCGGTCATGACTTGTCGCGCTTGTCCAGGGCGGCGACCGTGGCATCGGCGGCGCGTTGTGCGTCGGCGCTGTCGGTCTGCTCCTCATGCAGGGTCACGTAGCGGGCGTAGGCCTGAATCCGCGGCTCCACCAGCTTGAGTACGGCGGCGGCGATCTTGTCAGCGTCTGCGTCGGTGATCACTTCGGGTACCTCCGTTGCTGCGGACGACTTGAACCAATGGGCCGTGCTGGTTTCAGCCGGCCGCGTCTTGCGGATGCTCACGTGAATGTGGTGGGTGTGTGGATTGATCCCCCGGTAGCCGGTCCACTTCCACTCGTGGGTGACCGAGGCGATACGCCGATTCCAGATGACGTACCAAACGCGCGGGTCCCCGATCAGAGCGTCTAGCAGCTCTGCTACGTCGATGCCCGCGGCGGTTACGTCGACGGCACGGACCACGCCACCGGCTGAGTAGTCGGGGTTGTGCTCGGATGCGCGGGCGGCGTGCGAGGCGTCACCGATCGAGCCGTCACTGTCCTTGCTGCGCGCCGGCCACCGGGCATCACACTCGTTGATGAGCGCAACGAGCGACGCGGCGAGGTGCCAACCGGTGCCCTTGGTGGCGACCACGGCGCGGCCTAGTCCTCGTTGGGGGCGAACGTCAGTGTGTACGCCCGGCCCTGCTGAAAGTGCGCGGCAACCTCAGGCTTGACAGTCATGTTCAGGGAGAGGGTCGGTGTCGCCACCGCCCACGCCTTGTTGCGGCCGTCTGCGTAGTCCACGGCAAACCCCAAGTAGACCTGCTCGTACGGCGTTCCCTCGTTCTGAGTCTGCTTGGTGCTGACCATCACCTTGGCGGTTACGTCCATGAGAACTCGTATCTCCATCTGTCTAGCGGGTCCCGGTGGGCGTGGGGACGGGGGTTGTCGGCGCAACCGGCTTGGAGCAGTCGCGCGGGGCGAACACCTTCTGTATGTAGGTGCGGAACTGGGCGAGCCGTTCGGCTTGCGCGCGCGTCGGTGCCGGGTTCGCCTGTGCGGACACCGTCAGCACGTACGTCCACAGCTCGACCTGTGTTGCGCGGGTTTGGTTGCCTGCCTCACAGCTCAGCCGTGCTGCGTTCCTGTTGCTCTCGGCAAGGGTGTGCGCGGCGTCGGCGTTCTTGGCCGCGTTGTTGGCCTGGACCGCCACAAGCCCCACCAGTACGAGCGCAACGAGGCTGAGGCACAGTCCGGAAATGACCCACACCAACAGAGCACGGTCTCGGCGTTGCTTCCGGGCAAGGGCGGTGACGGAACCGCTCAGCCCCTCGACCTGGACGGACAATCGGGCGGCTTGCGTCGACAGGTCGGGATCGGTCATTGCTCGGTCTCCGGGTCCGCTTGTTCCGTGGTTGCCGCGCGCAACCGTTCGGTGAACTGCCGTAGGTTGATGACGGTCGCCTCAAGCGTGATCAGGAGATCCTGTGTCTCGCGGGTGAGGTCGGCCGGGGGCTCAGGTAGTCGGCGGCGATTCATCGCGTGCCCCCGACGTGTGCGGCATCACCGCTTTGAGTTGTTCGATGTACGAATCGAGCTTGGCCACGGCGCTCAGCAGGTCGGACCGCAGTTGTTCGGACGTGACCAGCAACTCACGCGCCTTGGCCGGATTCCGATCGGGACTCATCGGTTGCGGTCCTTCCGCTGTTCCTGATGCAGCGCCTCACTGATTGCCTGCGTCGCGTCATGCAGGATCGGCAGCATGCGGTCTTGGATCACCGCGTTCAGCCGGGACACTTCGGCTTCCATCCGGTCGGCCCGGTCCTTCTCGCGTTCATACGCGGCGGTCTCGCGTTGGAACAACACGCGGATGATGGCACCGGCGGCAACGACCATGACGCCGAGAGCGCCGTACTGCAACAGCACATCACTAGGCATGCCATAGGTTCGCGATGGTTGCGTTAGGCCCGAAGTTGTTCGCGAACTGAGACGACACTTGGTGATAGCCGACACCGAACGCGCCGGCCGCGGGGTTCCACGCCCGGTACGGCTTGACCACCTGATTGCGCAACCAGTCGCAGTAACGGGTGTAGTTGGAACCGTAGTAGTTGAACCAGCTCAGCCCCGGCATGGACGCAACGTCGGCGGGGTACTGCCCGTCAGGTTGGGAAATCGCCCAGTACAGGCGGGACACGAAAAAGCGGGCGTTGACCAGCGCTTGCGCGTAGGTGATGTTTGCCCACGGCACCATGTTGGCGGTGTCGTCCTTCAACTCTCGCAGGGCGAACCCACACGCCGCGTGGTCGTGGTGGTCGTCGGTCTGGGACATGGTGAAGTGGAAGCTGTTCGGGTAGGCATCGACGTAAGACTTGATCACCACCTTGGCCGCTGCGATCCCCTCGGGGGTTACCGGTGCCGTGGACGATCCCTCGCCGGGCGCGCCGAAACCATCGTGCAAGGTCTCCACGTGGTGCGTGATCGAGCCGACAACGCCGGGAGTGACCGGCGGCACCATCGCCATAGATCCCAACGTGGACCGGGCCTCGAAGGTCCGCACCTGCCCGATCGTCTCCGCGGTGAACGGGGCGTACCCCTCACGGGTCGGGGAGTGGATGTAGGGGTGGTCCGGACTCGTGCACGCAAGCGCGGTGCCGTTGACCGACCCGTTGAGGGTGTTCGCGACACCGGCCGCGTCGCCGGGCGTCATCGACACCAAGTGCACCTCGGTGCCGTTGGCAAGGTAATGCAGGAACGCCAGGCCCATCGACAACAGTTCGTCGTCGGGGTGCGGGCTGTAGAAGAACACGCGCGTCATGGGTTCATCTCCCGTCACGGGGTAATCGCCGAAACGCCGCTTTTGGCGACTTGGCCAGAAATGAACTCCCAGTCGGGATCCGCATCCACGGCGGCAATGAACGACAACAGCGCGGCTGTGTCCGGGTCATTAGGCTCAGGAATCTGGACGATGAAATCCAAGGTGTTGCCAAGGCTGATGGTGTAGCGGAAGGTCATCTGCCATGGGGTAAACCCAAAAAAATTGAACGGCTCAATGGTGGCCACGTTGTGCACTCCCTCAGAAAGGAACGCGGATGTAGGGGTTCCTTCTGCGCTTTACGGTGGCGATAGCGCGGAATACGGACCACGGCAGCGTGTCCAGGTCGAGAGTGACCGAGTTGTCGCCGCTGTCGTAGTCGGTGTTGACGATCTGGCACACGGTCGAGCCGTTGCGCGGACTGTCGTTCAAGGTGTCGACCGATGGATTCAGGCCGACCACCCGCACGAGATAGCCGGGCTTGATCTGATACGGCGCGACCTTGCACCCGGTGAACAGGTCGACAATGTCGCGCTGCACCTTCACCGAGCCGCCGTTACGCGGGAATCGGTGATCAAGCAGCACGGTCGAATTCGCGTTGCTGGCATTGGCCGTGCTGCCGGTCACGTTGGACAGGTCCTGAAAGAATCTGCGGTGCCGGCCAACGGCGGTCATTTCCGGAATCGACTGCGTGGAGGTCGTGAACCTCAGGTTGCCGATCGGTGTTCGCCACCGGGTGATGACTTGGTCATACTGCTCGGTGGCCTGCGCGCCGCCGGAGTGCTCATCGGTCCACGTCAGCAGCTCGTAGCGCACGACTGTGGAGCGTTCCATCCACGTCAGCGTGTACTTGTCGTTCAGCGGATTCGACGGCCCCACCACGTAGGTACAGGACGGCTCGAACTTCATCAGCTCGTCCAACACCCCTTGCGGGGTAACGACGTCCGGGAACACCAAGTGCATGATGTTGACGCCCGCGCCGGCCGCAAGACTGGCGTTCGGCCCGTCGAACGTATCCGCCAGGATTTCGGGGTCGCCCAACAGATCCTCGATAACGTGGGTCGCCTTGACTGAGTCGTCGGTGTCGACCCCGGCGCGGCGGGTGCCGTCCTTCAACCACAGATAGGCAACGACCGTGAGGTCCATGACCGATGCCCACGTGATATCGGTCGGACCGGTGTTGCTCGATCCGCCCATCCAAATGAGTTGAAGAAATCCGTAGCTCGCGCCAGCCGTCCAAGACGGGCCGACATACGCGGCGGAGGTTCCGGAACCGGAAGTGCTGACGGTTTGGGACCGGGCCACCGTCGATGGCGCGGACACAATCAGCCTGAGTAACCACCCGGTGCCGATCCCGGCATCCCACGAGTAATTGATCCGGCCCAACGACTGACCGGCCTCAGCAATCCTCGAATAGATGCCCTCGGCCCGATAGTTGGTCTCAACGTGCGTCTCCGACGACAAACCCAGAAACAGTGCATCAGCCCCGGACCCGCCCCGGTCGGCACCCACCTCGACAGAGGCCGCGGAATGCGACGTGCCGGTGTTCTTCGGCCACGCGGTCAGGTCGGAATCGCAATAGATGCGCGGTCCTGACCAGTCGTTGAGCCGTTCAACGCCGCCATCTACCTGGACCTCAAGTAGCGCGCCGTCGTCAGAAACAGACCGGCCGGGGTGCGTCACGTCGCCTTCGAAAACCACCTCACCGGACCGCTGATCCAAAATGTAGATCCGCGAGTAGGGCATGATCAGATCGGTACGGAATCCGAGCCGCTGGCTCACCACGAAGGACGCGGCCTTGAAGCCGCCGGGGTCGGTCTTTTGGAACTTGACCCCGCCGTGCAGATAGCCGGTGATCATCTGATCCACGCGGGCATTGCTGACGCGCACCGCCAGCGGGACCGGTCCAGTGGTCACGGCCGCACCGCCTCACGCCACCGGGGCCAGTAGTAGCACTGAATCGTGGTCGTGTCGGTCCGCGCGTCCACGGTGCCCGTGGGGTCAACATGCCTGAGGAAATGCACCCGGTTGGTGAGTCCCGGAATCAGTTCCGGGAACCCGCCGCCGCCCACGATTTGCGGTGGTGAGGCAATCGTCTGGACCGTGTCCAGGGCGGTGTTGATGCTGTAGACCGAGCCACCCTCGCGGGTGGTGCCGTCAATCGCGTACGTCACGTCCGTTGCCGGGAACCGGCTGATCAAGGTTCGGTCGTCGGCTGGCATGAAATACAACCAGTCCACGGCCACCGATCCCGACCCGGCGGTCCGCGCAACGTACAGGCCGACAAAACCCAACAGCACCTTGAGATCCGCGCCGCCCGCGTAGCCGTGGCTCACCGGGTCGGAGAACGGCGGCACCGGGACTTTGCCCAACTCGACCGTGTACGGCCCGGCCGCGCCGGCCGGTAGCGTCTTGGCGTCGTTCATGACCGGCGCGGTAGACGATGCGCCGTAGCCGAGCTGAACGGTAACGATGTCGGAGGCAACGGTCTTGGCGAACCGGCCATAGACGATGTACTCCCCGCGCGCCTCAGCCGTAGCGGTGCCGTTACCCGGAAACGTGTCGGACAGACGCAGGGTCAGTCCCGGCGTTCCGAATCCAATCAACGACTTACTGCCGTTGCTCATGGCCGCGTCGGCGGTCACCACAGCGCCCGTGCCCTGCGTCATGTCTTCGGCTTGGATCAGGTTGCTGTAGCCGGACGGCGTACCGCGACGGCGCATCCCGACATGGGTCCACTTGCTCACCAGCCCGGACGGCGCACCGCTCGCCCCGGTCGAGGTCGCCAGCATGAACAGCGGCGTCGGCACATCGCCGGTCACGCCGGTCACGTCGAAACGGCAGGGGTTCGTTCCGTTCGCCGGGTCGTTGGAGACCGTGAAGGACCCTGCGTTGACCCGCAGACCGTAGGCGAACGGTTCCGCCTCGAGCTCCAATGTGATCTGCGAGCTGTGCGTAAGCGTCTTTTTGACTTCCCACGCATACTCAGGATCCGCAAAGGTCCGGAAGAACACCGGCGTGGAGCCGAACTGAACCTTGAGAAAGTTGTCCACGGCAATCTGTTGACCCAGCAACTCAATCGCCGTGGCCGCAAGATCCCTCGTCGCGGTCGTGACCACGATCGGAATCGACAGAATCCGGTTACCCGCCACCGAGTTGACCGGCGTGGACCCGTCCCGCAACGAGCTCGCGGCGTAGCCCTTGAGGTACTTCGGCGGATCGAGGTTGTAGCCGTCCGCAACCATCAGACCGACCGTCTGACTGTTGATATCCAAACTCACGGTCGGAGTTGCGGTCAGGAAGTCGGTGACAAACTGCCAGATCGCCATCAGTACCCCCCGCCCAGCGCGCGCCGGCCGAAACCTTCATCAACGCGGCGACCGTCCAGGGTGATGGCCCGGTCCCTGACCGACCGCAGGAGTTTGCGGTCCACGGGGCTGAGGGCAACGGTCATCACGCCGCCGCCCGGAATCACGGTCTCTGTCTTGCCGGATCCGTTGTAGCCGAACGTTCCGGACTTCCACGGCCCGCCGCTGTCGAACGTGCGAATCCCCATCGCTGCAAGGGCCTGCCGGGTGCCGACCTTCCCACCGAGCGCCATCCCGTGCCCAAGCCCGTCACCGCCGCGCCGGAACGCGGCCATCTGGTTTTTCGCGGCCCGCGATGCCGTGGGGTCCCCGAGGGCAATCGAGTGGATGTGCTCGCCCCACGGCCCCTGTGACGGCAGCCGGTGCCAGGCGGCGAACCCGACCCGGCGCAACGCCGCAACGGCGGTGTTCCATCCACCGGGACCGTTGGTGTCCATGGCACCGCCCCCGGCGTGCGTTCCACCGGACGCGGCCACCGATGTGGAGTACGAGCCCTGTGTGATATGGAACGTCTTGCCCAAGATCCGCTCAGCCGCCAACAGCATCTTGATCGTGCGCTGGTTCAGCCGAACCCCGCGATAGTTGACGACCGATCCGGGCGGCCCCGCCGGGCCGTTCTGTGCGGCAGCCGCGTTCGCCGCCTTCTGGGCCAGCGGCCGGACCGCCGCAACCGCCGTCGAGGCCACGTCACCGGCAAACAGCCGCTGTGCGCGCTGACTGGGCAGATGCTCCGACAGCACGACACCGGCCCGGCCGCCACCGGCCATACCGATGGCCAACAGTTCGGTGTCCCGGCCGTTCGCGTGGGTGAGGTGGGTCAGGTGCGCGAGGTGCGCCAAATGCGCCGCATGCAGCTCGTGGAGCTTCCCACGCTCGCTGACGACCGTGCCCCTGCCGAACCAGCGCGAGGACTTGGATCCGCTCCGATTCGGAACGCCCCGTGAAAGCCACCGGGGGCCGTCGTCGTCTGCCCCGTCGTGGTTCTGATGGTTGACGTGGGCAACGTGTGTGAGGTGAGCCGTATGCGCCGTGTGGAGCTGATGAAGCTTGCTGCGGACACTCTTACGCCAGTGCGGAACGATGGTTGCCGTACCGGCGTTGACCGACGCCATGGCGTCGTCCCCGTAGCCGCGTGACGCCTTGCTGTTGATGACCCACTCAGTCGGGGACAGCATGGCCGGGACAAGGTCATCGGTGGGACCGCCCGGCCCGAACACCTTGCCGCCGGTGGCCATTCCGCGGCCATGGGCGGCGGCGAGCATTTCCGGCGTGCCGTACGACTTCAGTTCGGCCGTGACACTGATCTTCTGATCTTGAAGCCCGCCAAGCTTTGCGTTCACTTCGTCGCGGAATACCCCGAACGCGGCGGCAGCGCCCTTGAGCTTGTCGCCCAATCCGGGTACCCACCCGAAGGCTTTTGCCGCACCCTTTAGCACTGACTCGACCAGTCCGAGGAATTTATCGACCACGAACCGGAAAGCAGCTTGGGCGGCGGTCTTGATCGCACCCCACGCCGTCCCGAGCGCTGAGACAACGATCCGGAATGGCGCGGTGATATAGCCGACGATCAGCGGGAAGTTCGCTTTGATCCAGTCAATCGCGCCCTTCACAAAGCCGACGATCGCCGTAATCGCGCCGCTCACGAAATCACGCACAGCACCAAACACGGCATTCACGATCGTGCGGAATACCTCCGAGTGCTTATAGGCGTAGATGAGCCCGGCAACCAACAATCCGATCGCAATTATGATCAGCCCTACCGGACCGGTCGCGAAACGCACCGCGACACCGAGAGCGGTCATTGCGACCGTCG